CAAGTACCAATACTGGCTACGGCTCAGCAAGTACCAATACTGGCGACCGCTCAGCAAGTACCAATACTGGCGACTACTCAGCAAGTACCAATACTGGCGACCGCTCAGCAAGTACCAATACTGGCTACGGCTCAGCAAGTACCAATACTGGCGACCGCTCAGCAAGTACCAATACTGGCGACTACTCAGCAAGTGCAGTTAGTGGTAAAGGTAGCGTGGCTTTAGTAACAGGATATAAAAGCAAGGCAAAAGCCTCTATTGGTTCAGCCGTTGTTATATGCGAACGAGGAGAGTGGAATGGGGAAGATTATCCGCTTTTGAATATTAAATCAGCTATTGTTGATGGCAAGAAGTTAAAAGCTGATACGTTCTATACATTAGAAAACGGCAAATTTGTTGAGGCAGATAATGACAAGTAAAGAGAAAAGCCACTAAGGGACGGCAATCCCATTAGTGGCAAACAAAAATTATCAAAATCATTATAGACGATATTTTTTAAATCGTCAAGGAGGATATTAAATGAAAACATCAAAAATCACTATTCGTTCATTATTTGGAATTAGCGAAAAAGTACTTGACGGTAATTCTGTAGAGATAACCGGTAAGAAAGGTGCAGGTAAAACATCAATATTAGATGCTATAAGATATGCTCTTACAAATTCCTCAAACCGTGACCTTATTATAAAGCAAGGAGAAGATGAGGGAGAAATTATTATTGAAACAGATAGCGGACTGACCATTGACCGTAAAGCAAGAACAGCAAAGGCTAACTCAATATCTGTTAAGGATGGAGATACTACATCAACTAAGCCTGAAACCTTTTTAAAGAGTATTATAACTCCTTTACAACTAAATCCAGTTGCTTTTACACAAATGACAAAGCAAGAACAGAACAGAGCTATACTTGATTTGATTGATTTTGATTGGGATATGGATTGGATTAGAGATAAATTTGGGGAAATTCCGGCAGAAGTTGATTATAGTCAAAACATTCTGCAAGTACTTAATGATATTCAGTCTGAAAAGGGTGTTTACTATCAGAGTAGGCAGGATATTAACAGGGATATTCGTAACAAGCGTGCATTTATAAGTGATATAGTTAAGGATTTGCCCGAAAACTATAAAGCTGACTACTGGGAACAATATGACTTGCATTCAAAATATACGGAGCTTTTAAAACGTCAAGACGTTAATAACAAAATTGACAGAGCGCAACAGTTTAGAGATAGTTATAAAAATGAGCTTCGTGGTTTACAAGCTCAGAGGGATATTGACATTACAGCAATAGAAAACAGCATCAATACTGAGCGAGAAAGTCTTAAAACTTCTATAGCAAGAATGCAAGCAGAAATTAAATCAGCAGAGGACAAGCTGAATAGCTTGAATGAAAAGTTTGACGATAAAGTATCTGTTGCTAACGCTAATTACAACTCAGCTAAAGAAAAGCTTGACAAGGATACTGATGTAGCTAATCAGTATGCAGATTTGCAGAAACAGCCTACAAAAGAACTGCAAGAAGAAATTAGGTATGCCGAACAAATGAAAAAACACTTGTCAGAGTACAAGCGAATGGAGGTTATGCAATCAGATTTAGATGCTTTAGTTGCAAAGTCTGAGGAATATACATCTAAAATTGAGTTAGCAAGAAATTTGCCGGGGGAAATACTTCAAAACGCAACACTACCGGTAGATGGACTTACAGTAGAGGATGGCGTTCCTCTTATTAATGGCTTACCAATTTCCAACCGTTCAGATGGAGAACTTCTTGAACTGTGCGTTGATGTAGCTATAAGCAATCCAAGTGGCTTGCAGATTATATTAATTGATGGTGCTGAAAAGCTTGATGATGAAAGCAGAGCTTTACTTTATAACAAATGCAAAGAAAAAGGCTTGCAATTTATAGCAACACGAACCACAAACGATAATGAGCTCATAGTTACAGAACTGTAGGAGGTACATATATGACACATTGGAAAAAATTAACAAACCCAAACTATTTGGGTGCATATTCAATCGAAAATGGACAAGATTTAGTCCTAACAATTAAGTATGTGAATGAGGAAACTGTAATCGGTACAGACGGTAAAAAAGATAATTGTGTGGTTTGTCACTTTGTTGAAAATGTAAAGCCAATGATTCTTAATGCAACCAATATGAAAATGATAACCAAACTTTATAAGACCCCATATATTGAGGATTGGGCTGGGAAAAGAATCAAGATTGGTATTGAAAAAATTAAGGCATTTGGAGAAATTGTTGAAGCTCTTAGAATTAGGAAAATTGTTCCTCAGGTTCAAGTAGCTGAATTGCCAAAATGTGAGCTTTGCGGTAATGATATTCAACAATATAGCAGTATGACCTCAGAACAGCTTGCAGCGTACACCAAAAAGCAGTATGGCAAACAATTATGTTCAGCTTGTGCTACTAAGCTTGCTCAACAGGTTGCTACACAGACGGAATCAGAGGAGGAAAGCAACAATGCCGTTGACGAATGAAAACTACTTTAGCGTTGAAAATCAAATGAAGTATATGGGTGTATCTCAATTCAAGGCTTTTGAAAATTGTCAGGCTTCCGCTTATGCGGAAGTTACCGGCAATTATGAGCGTGAGAAATCTACTCCACTTCTTGTAGGTTCGTATGTGGATGCACATTTCGAGGGGACGCTTGATATATTCAAGGCAAAGAATCCTCAGCTATTTAAACGTGACGGTAATCTTAAATCTGAATATATCAAAGCAGAACAGATTATTGAACGTGTTGAGCGTGATCCACTGTTTATGGAATATATGTCAGGTGAAAAGCAAGTCATAATGACAGGTATTATAGAGAATGTTCCTGTCAAAATCAAGATAGATAGTTACCACCCTGACAAGATAGTTGATTTAAAGGTTATGAAAGATTTTCAGCCTATGTATGTGCCTGAGCAGGGCAGATTGAATTGGATTGAAGCGTGGAGATACGATTTACAAGGTGCAGTTTATCAAGAGATAGTAAGGCAGAATACAGGCAAGACGTTACCATTTTTCTTAGCAGCAGTTACTAAAGAAAAAGAGCCTGATATTGGGGTTTTTGAAGTCCCACAGAGTTATCTTGATGTAGAACTTGAAAACTTCAAAAGTAAGGTAATGCTGTATGACGCAATAAAAAAAGGAACAATTGAGCCTGAGAGATGCGAACATTGCGACTTTTGCAAAGCAAGCAAGGTTTTATCTGAGGCGGTTAGTTTGGAGGTATTAGATTATGAATAGTGTTAATTTAACCGGTAGATTAGTTGCAAATCCTGAATTGAAAACCACTGATTCAGGTATTGAAGTTACAAACTTTAGAATTGCTGTGAATAAGGATTATGCCAAAAAAGGCGAAGAAAGAAAAGCTGATTTTTTTGAAATTGTAGCTTGGAGACAGACAGCGGTTTTTGTTTGCAGATATTTTCACAAAGGTGACGGTATTGGCGTTGTAGGTAAGCTTCAAACTCGCACTTATCAGGCTAAGGACGGTACAAACCGTTATGTAGTAGAGGTAGTGGCTGATAATGTAGAGTTCCCTCTCAGCAATAGTAAGACAGATGGACAAGCGATATCACAAAATCAGGACTATTCAGTACCGTCCGTTCCGGCTCAAACTACAACACCGGCAGATATATCAAATCTAACTCTTGATGATGATTTGCCTTTCTGAGGTGACTATGACTATACAAATTGACAGTCGAGAAAAGGCAAGGGCGATAACTAAAATACTTGACGAATTTAACAATCAAGGGGTTCAGCATTTTATATCAAAGCTCCCTTGTGGTGATTATTGTAATTTAGATAACGCACGATTTTGTATTGATAGAAAGCAGAATTTGCTTGAAGTGTGTAGTAATGTTTGTCAGCAACATAAACGATTCACAGAGGAACTTAAACGTGCAAATGCGTTGGGTATTAGACTTGTGTTTTTAGTTGAACACGGCTCAAATATAAGGACATTAGAGGATGTTAAGTATTGGACTAATCCAAGACTGAAAACATCACCTTTAGCAGTTTCAGGAGAGAGACTTTACAAAATTCTATCAACTATGGAAAAGACTTATGATACAAAGTTTTACTTCTGCAATAAAGCTGAAACAGGACAAAGGATTATTGATTTGCTGAAAGAGGGTATAGTAGATGTCTAAAAAAGGTTGGGCTAAATCTCATCGTTCTATGTTAGATAATCCTATTGTTATGAAAACCACTGACCATTTTGCTGTGTGGATGTATCTTGTCCTCTCAGCTTCAAGCAAGACACGGAAAGCAATATTCAAAAATGAAGAAATCGTTCTCAAACCAGGGCAACTTATTACGGGTCGTAAAGCAATTTCAGAAAAATTCAAAAATTTAAACGAGAGTAAGGTTCAACGAGTTTTGAAAGACTTTGAAAATGCACATCAAATTGAACAACAAACAAGCTCTCAAAATCGGCTTATTACCTTGATAAATTGGAAAAAATATCAAGGAAGTGAACAACGATATGAACAACAAGTGAACAACGAGCGAACAACGACTGAACAACAAGTGAACAACGAGCGAACACATAACAAGAATAGAGAGAATATAAAGAATAGAGAGAATGATAAGAATGAGAGAGAGGGGAATAAAATTCCCCCAGCTCACTCACATCAGCACAAAATTTCTTTTGGATTATTTCATAACGTTTTGTTAACTGACAAAGAGGTAGCAGACCTTGAAAGCAAATATCCTGATTTGTACAAGGCAAAAATCGAAAGGTTGTCAAGTTACATAGAATCGACTGGTAAAGAATACAAAAGTCATTATGCAGTATTGCTTCAATGGTTGGCGGAGGATTTGGCAAAGGGTGAACAGCGCAGAGGCAAGTCCAAAGGCAACAATAGTCCATATGCTAACGAATTTGACAAAGTTAGTCAAGAAAGGTCTTATGATATTGAGAAACTTGAAAAAATATCAATCGACATTGATTAAACGCAACATGAGTAGTTACTCAGGAGATGATGACCTTGAGTTTTAGATACAAAACAGTGATGTGTGGCAGATGTAAGAATGAGTATAGAGTTGGTTGTGGTCAGTATCGCACTTGCCCACGTCCACAGGTTATAGCAAAGTACGGAAAACGTATCTGTGTTGAATGTTGCAGAAAGTGTAAATTTGTTGAAGTTGAAAAATATGGGACATTCAGAGCGTATGGGTGTGGTTATAACAAGAATAAGGAGGAAAATCAATAATGAAAGCTCACATACCGGTTACTAACTCTCAACGCAAGATAATTCAGCGTGAATGTGAAATAATAGCCAAACGTGAAGTAGAGCGTAAGAGAGCTGACTTAACCCGTAGAATATTCAAAACAATGATGCTTGCTTTAAATGAGGAGTTTGGTTTTGGACATAAGCGTTGTCTTAGAGCATTGGGCGCTATGACAGAAATTATGGAAAGGTCAGACACTGATATAATTTATTGGGAACACATTGACAAAGTAGTTGTTGACAGATTGAAACTTAAATTTGAACGTGATTATACGGAGAGAGGAAAGGCGGTAAAGGAATGACACACGACATTAATGCTTTAGACCAAAGGCAACTTGAAACTATGCGGAAGTTTTTAAAACTGCGAAATAAAAACACTTGTACAAAACAGGATGTGCAGTTGTTGAAATCTTATCTTGATAAAATTAGACAAGCTATGATACAAAAAACAGCAGGTCAACGCAAAAATGACCCGGTTGCTAATGTTGATTTTAATGATTTGGGCACATATATCAATTTAGCTGTATTGCAATCTATGACATTATATATTTATGGCGGACTTGATGTGTTGGAACAGGCACTAAAGGAGAGTGAGGAGAAATGAGTTTCTCAAAAGATAGTAAAATGTGTGAGAAATGTAAATATCACGACATTTGCAAAAACAAACGTGAAGAGTGCTTATTAATATCACTTATGCCAACCGCAAATATAGCAAGTGTGGACGCTAATCAACCTATGCTTAAAACTGCAACATTAAGTCTTGAGCACACTATTGAACACATTTCATATGAGCAGAGAAAAAAAGAATTTGAAGAAGAACTAAATTGTAATTTTAATTTTAATTCAATGTTTGGAGCATGAGCAAGAATGACAAACTTTGAAAAAATTAAAAATATGAGTGTTAATGAAATGACAGAATTTTTTGCAAAACATCAAATGTGTAGTGTCTATAATATTTGTGAATATGAGTGCAACGAGTGCTTTAAAAAATGGCTTGAAAGTGAGAGCGAGGTATAACGTGACACTAAAGGATATTAAAAACATAGACAAAGAAATATCAAGATTAAATTCAAAGGTTGCTAAGCTTGAAAGCGGAGTTACAAGTACCGCACCTAATATGTCAGGATTGCCAAGTAGCAATGATGTTTCTGACAAGGTAGGAAATGCTGTAGCTGAAATTGCAGACATCAAACGAGAGATACAAAATCTTGAAATATTACGCAACTCTGCTTTGAATCGCTTATCAAATGATATTCTTGTAGAAAATTGTTTGTTTATGAGGCTAAGTTTAAAATACAGTTGGGCAAAAATTGCAATGACTTTAAACGGTGTCTATACTCCTGACTATATACGCTTAAAATGTCACCATTACAAGTGGTAAATAAAAATTGTTCGTTTTTTCGTTTTTACGGCATTATAATATATAATAGGAGATTTGGATATGACGGCTAAAGATTATGAGCTAATGGCAGAGGAGTATTTTCAAACTGCTGAAGCTTTAACAAAAGTAATACATAAATACGAGGATATGCTCAAAAATCCACAAGGGATTAATCTTGAGTATGTCAATTCTAAAATTGCCTATTTTGGTAGTTTAAAAAACTATGCCACGAATACAGGCAACAATCTCAGAGCTAAAGCTGTCAAGCTCTCCAATAATTAGCTTTTTCTCCTTATAATTATAAATCTATTTTTTTCACAGCAGAGCCGTCCTATATGGGCGGTTTTGTTGTAATAAGAGGTGACAAAATGTACAGAGATACAAAAAGAATGGTACAATTACCGGAAAAGTAAAAAGTAGAGTGTTGGTAGCAAGCACACGTTGATTGACGTAGGACCGATGCAAGTTCGGGAACTTTTTGCTTTTATAGAGAGTACTTCCGAGTGCTCTCTTTTCTTTTGCATAAAAATAAGAAATAAAGAGAGGTGGTGTTGTGGCAAAGGGTAAATACGAAAAGTGGCTTAAAAAAGAAAATTTAATACTGCTTGAGGGTTGGGCGAGGGACGGCTTGACTGAGGAACAAATTGCAAAAAATATGGGAATTAATGTAGCTACCTTATACAGGTGGAAAAACGAATATTGCGAGATTTGCAATGCCCTAAAAAAGGGTAAGGATGTAGCCGATTATCAAGTTGAAAATGCTTTGTTTGAAACTGCCTTAGAGGGCAACACCACAGCACAAATCTTTTGGTTGAAAAACCGCCGTCCCGACAAGTGGCGAGATAGGCAAAAAGAAGATAGTAACTCAGAGGCTCTTGCTAAGCTTGATAACATTCTTGCAGAAATCAAAATTGACGCTAATAATTCAGTAAAGGAAAAATAAAATGGGATATACGAAAAAGCAAAAGGAATATATTGCAAAAGCTAACCATCGCTGGAATATAAAAAGCGGTGCTGTTCGTTCAGGCAAATCTTTTGTTGATGTTACCGCTGTTATCCCAATGCGTATTCGAGAGCGTATAGGTAAAGAGGGGCTTTGCTTTATTATTGGCGTGTCAAAGGAAACGATTGAAAGAAACGTACTGCAACCAATGCGTGAAAAATATACAAGCGAAGTTGTAGGTACTATAAACAGCAGAAATATAGCGCTGGTATGTGGTGAGCCTGTTTATTGTCTTGGTGCTGAAAAAGTCAGTCAGGTTGCAAAGATTCAGGGTGCCAGTGCTAAGTACATATACGGTGATGAGGTAGCAAAGTGGAATGAAGATGTTTTTAATATGCTTAAAAGCCGTCTTGATAAACCCTATAGCTGTTTTGATGGAAGTTTGAACCCTGAACATCCTACCCACTGGCTAAAAAAGTTTATAGATTCAGATGCAGACATTTATTTACAAGAGTACACTATATTTGATAATGCTTATTTATCCAAGGAGTTTGTAGCAAATCTATGTAGCGAGTATGAAGGTACTATTTATTATGAGCGACTTATAAAAGGCAAATGGGTGCGTGCTGAGGGTGCTATTTACAGAAAGTTTGCAGACAAACATACAAACTTTTACTGCAAGATAGTTGATAAGCTTAATCCTAACGCAAAAGCTAAGGAGATATTGTTATCAGATATTCAAGAAATAACAATGGGAATTGACTTTGGCGGTACCAAGTCCGGACACTCCTTTGTAGCCACAGGACATACAAGAAATTACAAAGAATTGATTGCATTAAAAAGTGAAAGGCATTTCGGAGAATATGATCCAAATGATATAGACGGGCTGGCGATAGAATTTGCTCAGTCTGTTTTTGATATATACGGCAATTTAGATTATGTGTACTGGGATAATGCCGAAAGTGTATTAGGCAGAGGTATCAAGAAAGCTTTTGATAAAGAATTTCCCAACGTGATAGTAAGACCGGCACGCAAAGAACATATTAACGATAGAATACACTGCACTACTCGTTTAATGGGTGCCGGTAGATTTTACTATACTGACGGTTGCGACACGTTAAAAGACGCTCTTACTGAAGCTGTTTGGGATAGTAAACAACAAAATGACGAAAGGTTAGATGATGGCTCTACTGATATTGATACATTAGACGCTTTCGAGTACACATTTGAAAGGGATATGAAAAAGTTTATAAAGGCGAGGTAATATGGGATTAATAAATTTTGCGAAAGGAGTATGGGGCAGATTGTTTCCAATTAAAGATATAAGAACAGCTTTAGGAGTAACACCGGCTATTTCTCAAACAATGGTATCAAAAATTGAAAGATGGTATAATTGCTACGCCGGAAAAGCTTATTGGTTAGATGATGATAAGAATATAATTAGCTTGCGACTTGAAAAGGCTATTACAAGAGAATTTAGCAATATTGTGCTAAATGAAATGACGGCAAAGGTATCGTTACCGGCACTTGATGAAATCTTTTCAACTGCATTAAAAAATATTAATGA